AATGAAATGCTATGCCTAATGTCCAATTCATAATTATTTTTTTTCATTAAAATTAATTGCACTTTCAACATCTAATAAAAATGCGTTTCCTAAATCTTTTGATAATACCCTTAATCCCGCTTCAAATGGTTTTGTAAAGAATAGGTTAGCCTTTATACCCTTGTTATAGATACTTCTGGAAATAATATAAGTCATACTTTCATAACTCATAAACCTCCCTTGCTTATCTCTCCATTGAAACCTTTTCTTTTTCAACCAAGCATTTATCCCATTTCTTAACCCACCTTTAGGAAAGTTACCAGATCCATACTGAAATTTCGATAATGCTGCACTTGTTTCCGGATATGTTGAGGTCTTACCCCTTACGCCTTTATCAACGAATTTCCCATAGTCTTGCATTAAGAAGCCTATGATTATTTCTTCTTCGCTCTTATTATATGAATAACTAATTGAGTCATATAATCCACCTAAACTTTTCATCCCTTGTGTTGGTCCATCGTGGTCATCAACTAGGTTTTTCTTTGCATTATCAACTATTTGTTTAGCAAAGGCATTTAGAAAAGCATCTACGTTTTTTAATTCCATTAGCAGATATATATATCATTGTAAATCAATATGGTTATGTCTGCACTCCATCCCGCCAATTGGTTTTCAAATCTGTCCTGGAATGGTGTTAAATTTGGGTTTCCCTCTAGTTGGTACATATCTTGGTGAAGTGTTCCCATCCTTAACTTCTGTATAAGCTTGTTTAAGACCAATAGCTGCGTGTTTAGAATATCTTGCTCATTATCGTTACCTGTAAATCTATCTGTTGTTATATCCTTTGATTGGTCTACAATATCACAAGCCAGGATACTTATGTTAAACCTCAACACTTGTTCTTCTGCTGAAACACTATTTACAATCATATGTGCCAATGGAAATATGTCTTGCTTGTTTAGGTTTATTTTACTTATATCACCAATAGAAACAGTATTAGTAAATTCCGTACCTCTTAATTGTTCTTCTATCGTTGAGGTTAATTGGTAATATCCTCTTATTCCTTGTTGGCTCATTTGAAATTTTGTTTAATTCTTTTTGCTTCTACTTCTGATTTATCTTTCATAAAGGATAGCATCATAAAACATTCGTGTACTCCTAGTTTAGTGATATTTTCAATTCTTGTAATGTCCCCTTTAGCGAGGCTGTAAATGCTGCTATACCATCCCCACTTGCTTGTGAAGTTAGATACTGCGTCAAGGCTTGTGTCTCCTCCTTGTCCAAATAGTTCATCATAGTTCTCGATAAGTCTATCCCTAAATTCCACAAAAAAAAAACTGAAGATATTACCGCATCCATTGGCATATCCAATAACTCAACTTCTTTTCCTAACTTGTATTCTTCAATGCTATATTTATCTTTTATTTTAGCAAGGATAGGTCTATATAAAACATTCATAGCTTTCTCTATATTATCCCAATCACCAATAAAGGTGTCCAGATCAATATACTCGCCCAATGTTAAATCATCTAGTTCCGGATGAAATCCATACTTTACTTTTCCGATCTGGAAATCTGTAACCAACTTTGGTTTTTCTTCAAACAAATCTGTTAAGATAGTTGTTATCTCATTACTATCTTGTACTTTCAATAACATCACATTTCCTAGCTCTATATTGCAAAATATTTCAATCATCTTTGCATTCAAGAAATTTAAGTCTTTTTCGTTTTCTTGAATTTTTAAGAACTTTTTATATTGCCTTAATGTAATATCTTTTAATGATGTAGGTATTTTAATCTTCACATTCATACTTATATAACGTTTTTAAAATGGTTTTTTATAGTAAGGTAAATATAATAAAAAAAGGCACACCATTTAAGATGCACCTTTTTACTCAAAACTAACTCAACTTAACTAAATCATACTTGCCTCGTGACAAGTGCCACTACACACACCAGGCTTGTCTATATCTGCACCGCATTCGCTGCACTCATATTCTTTGTACTCCGGTGGGTTATACCAATCCATAATATTCTGTTTTTAATTTACCATTTCGGTAATGTTCTACAATTACACCAGTTGACAAAGGTACTACCTTATATGGTCTGATGCTTTTCTTTACTAAAATTCTGTTTATTAATTTTTTCATATCTGTTTTATTTATTCTTCTATTTCTTCAAATACTGCGTGTTCTTTACATTCTTCACATCTGTCGGTTTCATCTAACCATCTACCAGATCCGCAACAATTACTGTATTCCATTTATATATATATTTATAGCATTTAATACAATTATAAAAAATGCTATGATTAGTATTATTATTATTTGTGTTTTATACTTTCTCATTAGTTAGTTCATTATATTCTTCAATATAAGATTTAGCATCTTCTAAAAAAGTTGGTGCTATTTTTTTTAACACACCTCTGTCATCTTCCATATAACTAAAGTAGGTTTCTAACCTCAACTTAATAGCATATAGCTTTTGAAATTCTTCTAATGGTAATTTTACTGTTTCTGTCATATCTGTTTTGTATTGATTAATATATTCAAATATACAAACTTATCAACATATACACAAATTTATTTTAGTGTAAAGCATATTTCCCAAAGTTAGGTCTGCTTAATATTGAGTAGGTTGCATAACGACAAGGGTCAATAATATGGTTATTTTTATCCTCCGGAGTATTAGTTAACATTCCAGATCTATCCTCTTTCCATTTATAATTCCTAAACTCACTTATGGCATTTGTTGAGGTAGATAGGATATGTATTTTATATCTCTTTAATAAATCAATTCCGGCATTCACACTATCCTTTCCCTTTATACTAGAAAATATATTATGTCCCATTGCTCGAAGTTCTGAAATTAATCTAGGTTCAGCACTATCTGCGTAGATTGGTTTACTTGTTAGATTTAACTCTTTAAGGAATTTGTTTATATCACTCGTAGTCATTTGAGTTCTATATAGATGTTCCTGGATATAAAGATTATGCCCTTGGCTATAAACCGCAACAAAAGTGGAAGGGTCATTCGTATAACCAAAGTCCATTCCATATGCAATCAATTCTGCTTCTTGCGGGATCTGGATAACCTCAACATACTTGAATATAGTGCTTCTGCTCGCTGCTCTTTCTCCTAATCCATATATCTGCCAATACTGTTCATCTGTATCTTTTAACCTTTCTATCTCACTTCTTATAGATGCTTCAATAAAAGGATTATCTAGGTAGGTTGTTTTATAAAATACACAATCATCTCTAGGTATCAGCTTGTCATATATCCAATGGTATTCATCCGATGGATTAAAGTCTAATATTATTCTGTCTTGTGTTCTGAATAGTAATTGCTGCATATCTTCATAGTACAACTCATTACCCTCATTAACGAATAGCAAGTCCCTTTTCCGACCTCTAATCTTTTGAGGTTGGTCTAAAGATATAAATTCAACTAGGTTCCCAAATAGGTGATATTCAGAATTTGACTTATTATGGTTCTGTTCACTATAACAATTATAGTTTTGTAGGATAGCCATAAAATCTCTCATTACCGTTGCTCTTAAACTTGGAAATGATTTACGGCAAACTGTTATAACCTTATTGTTATTATTAGCACAATAGTTAAATATTATCCATAAAAGAATATTGTAAGTCTTTCCAGATCTTGTACCACCTTGCTCAACTACAATCTTTTTATCTGTATTAGCTAGATGCTTGTAAACTATATTAGTCTGTATCTTCGGTTTTATCAATTATCTCTATTTGAAAATTAGTAGGCATTCCATCTGCTCCGGTAATCTCTTGTCTTTCAATATATCCTCTTTTCTTTCCTTTAGTCTTTAGATAGAAGATTGTAGCAGCAGTTGAGTTATCAGCTATCTGTTTATGTAATTGGCTTTCCGCAAAATCTAATGCTACGTTTTCAATATCCCTTACCTCAATAGCAAATGCTTCATCATCTTTAAGCCATTTGTAATATGTTGACCTGGGAACATCTGCTTTCTTACAAGCCACCGTAACAACTCCTAAACTCTGCTCTAGTGCTTTTAATAAGCTTTCCTTTTTTATGTGTCTATCTTTGTTCATATTTAAACTCCTTTTATTGGTACTTTCATTATAGGATTATAGTCAAAACTTCTCTTGCTTCCCTTATCCTTTTTAATTATATCTTTCCCCCATTTCTTCTGTAAGGCAAAGAATTGTTCTTTTTCATATGCTAGGTTTCTGTAATCAGCACATCCACCTATTTGTTCAGATTGCTTTACATTATAATTTGCAAAGTTAACTCTCAAACATCCACCATACTTTCTTATGTTTTGTAACGTAAAGTCATAATCTTCTTTTAATGGAAGTTCTTCATCATATCGTAATTTAGTTCCTTTTATATGTCCGTGAAATGGGCAACCAATAAACTGGATAAAACTAAAGGGTGTGTATTCTCTATATGCTCCTTTGTCCATTACTGTATTTAATCCCCATAACTTAAAACCTAATTCCTTACATAATAAACTTTTTTTAGCACAAAAGTCAATTAGTTCATTCTCATTAAATTTAGTATTCTTTTGGTTTTCCCATCTACTTATAGCCTTACAATCATCATCAACTATAATAATGCAATCTGTATCATCATCAAATAAATTATCTAATATCCAATTTCTTACTCTGCTTATATTTCCTTGAGCTTGATCTGGGCAAACTATAATATCATTTCCATTTTCTATATATTCTTCTGCTTCGCTTTCTCTCACTACTAGCTTAACAAATGGGTATGTAATCTGTGTTATACTTTTCTCCGGTCTTTTATAAGATGGTGCAAATATTTTTATTCTCATTTCTTTAATCTTTTAATTGCTTCAACTCCATTTAAAACCCTACCTATTCCCTTGCTCCATTCCTTTCCATTTGCTCTTCTTCCAGTTTCTGTCTGTAATCCAAATACCGATTTAGCTTGTATCCAATCAATATCCTTTTCAAACTTCAATACAATGTAATTGCTTTCACTGTCTAATTCCGTAGCAAATATGTTTTCTGTATCTATGTTATTTGGGTTTGTTAGTTCTTCAACATCCTCAAAAGGAAATCCATCTAATCCCCATTCTTCCAATTTCTTTACATCCCATTCATTCGCTAGTGTGTCCCAATCCCATTCTCCAAAACCTACGTTATCTTTTACTATAAACTCCTGTTGTTGTTCTTCCGTAAGGTCATCAGCTTTTAAAATATATACTTCTTTCAATCCGGCTTCTTTACAAGCCTTTAATCTCATATTACCACCCAATACAACCAGATCTTTATTTACTACAATAGGGCGAAGTTTAAGCATCTCCGGAAAGTCTTTAATTGACTTTACTAGCTTTTTAAACTTATTATCTTTTATAAATCTGGGATTGCTTTTATTTGCTTTTACTTTACTAATCTTTACTAGTTCCATATATATAACATATTTAATTTAATTATTTCCATATTATAAATCTTCTATTTTATTTTGAACATCATCTATGCTTGACAAGATTTCTTGTATCTTGTCTAAATCTTTATCACTGTTGCCAACTAATGACATAACAACTTGGTAAGCATTATCTAATATTCTTATTGCGTCTTTTTCTAGTTCCATATATATAACGTATTTAATTTATTTATTTCCTAACTTTAATTTCAGTAGTCTTTCTCTTATAGCTTTTCTTTCTTTACCCTTTGGTAATTTGTCAAATAGTTGTTGTAGCTTTTGTATTAATTTTTTTCTTGTCATATCTTTTGTTTTAAGCATAAAATGCCATTCTGGTTTTATCATATTATTATTATTAAAGGAAATAAACATAATAGTACTATTGCCCAATATACTTTCCAGAATTTAGATTTTACATAGTAATCTTCCCATACTATGCAATGAAACCCAAAGCTTAATGCTAAACACAATATTGTTTTTATAAACTCAATCATTTTAAAATACTTTTTTCTGTTTGTGTTATAATATCTAAAACTAATTTATAAGGTACTTTACTTCTTTCATAATTTCCTTTTAAACCTTGTGTACCAGTTCTTGATCCTCTTGGTGCTGGTTCGTGTTGGCATTTCTTATTTCCATTGTAGCACATAGTTCTTGGCTGCCATCCATTTAAATTAAACATATCTCTAATGTTGTTAGAAAATATATCTGTTGGTTTCATTCGTGTATCACCATAACTGCAATAGGTTACTGTTGTTCTATCCATCCCTTTCATATAATTCATTTTCCTTAACATTGCTCTTGGGTTTTCTATGTAGTAAATACAATCCCATTTTTTATAAAGGTTGTTTAGCTTTATATTCATTTTATCACACTTTGCTGCAAAATCTGTTTTAGGTGTTCCATCTTCATATCTGTGGTGTGATATTGCAGCCATTGAAAAAGTTGTACAAGGTCTACCGTCTATCACAACATCTGGTATAAAAGGTAACATACTTTCTTCAAGGTGTTCTATGTCTATTACTAAATCAATACCATCAAATTGTTTCCAATCTACACTAAAAACATTATGCCCTCTTTTTTCTGCTACACTTCCAAATGATCTGCTACCAGCAAATAATTCTAATACATTCACGTTGCACAATTTATTATTTCGTATTCATTTTTAGGCTTTTGCCATTCAAAAGATTTTAATATTAATGCTGCTCTTTCATCATATATCTTCATTTGGGCTTTGTTTAAATCTCTATAAAGTATTTCATTTTCAGTAAAACCAGATTTAATCTTTTTTCTTAATTCCTTAACCTCATTTAACTGCTCTTCGTATTTCTTTATCTTGTTATTAGCAATGTTGTATTTGCTTTTAATTTCTTTATACTGATTTAACAACCTTTCCAATTTTGGTAATTCCTTATAATCTGCATCCGGACTTATTTCAAAATAACTTTCCAAAGTATTAAAGTATTCTTCTCTATATGATTTGTAAACCTTAAACATTTTTAATGCGTGTATTACTGTTGCGTGGTCATATGTTTTTAACTTTGGTTGTGTTCTCATAAATGCAGAAATAGCACTTGGTCCCAGATCAAACTTGTCTTTTAGTAAATAACATAAAAAAGCTCTATGCTCTATAACATTTCTAACTCTTGTTTTATCAAATATATCTACTCCGGTAATTGTTATTAGTAAATCACTTATTTCTTTAGGTGTTTTCAATACCGGTATGTCTATTTTATTTTCTTCCATTGCTTTGTAGTTTTTGTATGTATAATGCTGCATCCATTAGTTCTTCTTTTAAGTGCTGCAAAAAATCATCTCTGTTATTATCTTGTAGTGTTGTTTTGTATTTGTCTATACCTACACAACTTCTTATGTCAAACTCTCTTTTTAAATCTTCTACTATTTTATCTGGTTTACTATTAAACTTTTTTTGTTTTTGTTCGTTTTGGTATTTATACCTTTCTGTTAAACTCATACTTCTTATATCTTTCATATTAAAACATTCTTATTTGTTGTTTGTGTTCGTTTATTCTTTTTATAGCTGCATCGTAATATTCTTTATCAAGTTCACAAGCAGTTAAATCATATTTTAAGTTATGACAAGCAAGTGCAATACTTCCACTTCCTAAATGTGTATCTAAAATTTTATCACCCTCTTTTGCGTAGTTTATTAATAACCACTCATACAATTTAACTGGTTTTTGTGTTGGGTGTATTCTGTTTTCTTTATTCTTCATATCGTGTTGTATCATTCCGTGCCAAGCAATAGAAACAAAATCAACTTTATTTAACCAACTTAACCAAGCTAATTCCCCTTGTGAGTATGTAGGCATTGTAACGTGCTTATGCCAATACAACATACCACCTTGTAGATTGAAAAAGTTTGCACCCCAAACAATTTGCTTTTTACTAACTCTTTTTAACTCTGCAAAATAATCATCATTAGGTATTGCATTATCCCACTTTTGACTTCCATAATCTTTGCTTTTTGATGCAGATTTTTTAGATTGTTTTTTATCTGTACTATTTTTATCATCCGCATTAATTCCATAAGGCGGGTCAACAATAGCCAAATCAAAATGATTATCTGGATACCTTGCCATTAAAAACATATTATCTTCATTTGTTATATTCATTCTGTTCTTAATTTTAAAAGGTGATAGCACTCAACAAATTTTTGTCTTGCTTTGCTTTTGTATTCTTGTTTAAATAATTCATATAGCTTTCTTGTGTATTGGTATTTTGTTGTGCAGTCTTTGAAATGCTTTTCTGCAAACTTCTTACCCTTACCTTTAAAATAGTTTACATTGTCTGCCGTATCACCCTCAATCATTTGTGAGTAAAAGTTAAACATTGCTTCTTCTTCTGTTATGTCTAAAACAACCTGGTGCTTATAATGATAGTTATACATCAAGCAAGGGAATTGTTTGTAGTCTTTATCTATTGATACAATCATCACTTCATCCCTACCTAAATCATCGCTAATCTGCTTCCAATACCTCGCAACCATATCATCTGTTTCAATACCAGATCCCCATATGCTATCGTATTGCTCTTTTACATATTGGTGCATCTCATTCAATAGCGGAGGTAATTCTTGCTTCTTTCTATTCGCTTTGTACTTTGGTGTGATTAACTTTCTAAAGTTACCCTTTGAACCACTAAAGCAAAGCACCTTGTCAATAGTATACTTTTCTTCCAGATCATTCACAATTTTCATAAACTGTTGGTCAAACTTATTTCTAGCATCTACAATATCCTTGTAATACTTTTCATCTTCCGGAGTTTCTCTTTTACGATAGCAACTTGCAAAAATTAAACTATCTGCATCAACTAATAAAATCATATTTCTGTTTTTTAAATTCCACAATAACCACTGTCACAATCATCAAAATCTTCATCAAATAATTGGTTCTGTACTCCAAACCTTAATATATCTTTATATGCAGCTTCTGTATTAAAAGTATTTCCGGTCTTTTCTTCTTGCTTAACAAACCAATTAAAACTTTCTTTATCCTTTTGTGCTATATGAGATAAGAACAAAGGGTTTCTATTTACACACCCAACGCAATTATTTCTGTATGCAAACCTTACCTTTTGGTTATCCCAATAATTATATATAGTATCTTTCTGTACATTGTCTTGTATCAATGGAAATTCTGCATATCTATAAGGCACATCACCCCATTTATTTTGTTTTTCATTTTTCGACTTACCAACTATTGTTTTAAAATATTCTAAACCATTTTCATCAGCACGTTCTAAAATATTAGCCATTCGGTTTTTCTCTGTCGGTCTTAAACCAATTCGCATTCTTACTGGAAGTTCTGTGTTTTCTTTTAAGAAATTGAATATTGGTATTATTTTCATATCCGTTGTGCAAAATCTAGCCATCTTATTTGGCAGATAATTACCGTGCTTTTTTATCACTTCTTCAAACGTATCTCCAGATACCCAATTAACACCTTGTCCAGTATGTTGTTCTAAATCTAGAATAGTATATATTATTTCATCCATCTCAACTGTACCAATAAATTCTTTTCCAATCTTATCCGATACAAGCTGCCTTATCTTTTCATCCTTTCCTTTCATCCAAAGGTTATTTTTATCCTCAACCCTTACCAAAGAAAATATATTTATATTAGCCGGATAATGCTTCATTAAGTATGCAGATGTTTTACCGCCAGAAATACTGTTTACAGTTATCATATTTCTGTCTGTGCTTCTTTAATCATTTCAAGGTGCATTTCTTGCATCTTCTTTTGTTCTTTGGTTACCATACTTATAATGCTTGGTAAATCTCTAAAAAGCTGGTCTACTTCCATCACAAGTGTTTTGTTATCATCGTAACCAATATACAACTCACCATCTGAACAATGTAATGTATCTGTTTCACCTATGTAAGTATGTGATTGTGCTTCTTGTAATTGTGCTTCTAAAATCTTAATTCTTGTTTCTAATTTTTCTATTCTGTTATCTTGTCCCATTTGTCTATTGTTATGTTAAGTCTTAAATAATTTTTATTCTTCGTTTCTTTAACCTGGTAGTTAATCGATATGTCTGATATAGATGTATCAGCTTCTGTGTAATACTCTATTTGTTTCTTTAGCTTTTCCCAAGCTGCTTCGTTAACTTTCATATTAAAAATTTGCGATTATAAAGCTATCATTATCTATTCGTATAACTTGTGTTTCACATTCTATTGCATCAATGTCTGGGTAATCTTCTTGTCCGTAATCTAATTGGAATTCTTCAAGGCTATCGTATTCTGAATAATCACAACATAGTGCTATTACATCTAATTCTACTTGTTCTTCAGTACTATCTTCGTATTCTTCTAAATATTCAAATAAGGCTTTTTTTCCTTTATTAGTAAATTGATGCTCTCTATCCATCTTATAAAATGCATCATTAAATTGCCAAAAATTAATTGTCTGTTTCATTCTGTTTGTTTTAAAAATTAATATAAAACAAATATAACACTTATCAACTTATAAACAAAATTTATAAAGGGTCAATATTAATATTAATCCTACTCGCATCATTCTCTGTTAGTAAATAAACATCCTTAAGCAACCTTTTCTTTGTCCACATTGTAGTATCTGGGCAATATTTTTTCACCGGATTTGGCATCTTTAAAATATTTAGCCAATACATAAAGTTTCCCTTTGGGTCATTTACAAAAAATATCTTTACAATATCTCCATCCAGATCCATCAAAGCATCATACTTATCTTTTTCAAGCATCTTGTCTTCATAATACTTGTTTCTAAATTTCATCTCTATAACGCAATTCTTTCCCTTTGGAGTTTTTCCTTTTGCATCATATCTTGAATATCCATCACCACAATGTTTCAACTCCCAGCCATCTAGGTTAAGTAGAAATACAACTGCCTTTTCCCA